GCTGCCTTCTGCTCTTTCTTGATGCGGGAAGTTTCCTTCAATATCCATTCCCAAGCGGAAAGGCCGTTCTCCGCGATGAAGGCGTTCTGCACGTCGCGATACATCTGATCGGCTTCCTTCTTCGCCATGTAGGCGTCCATAGCAAGCTTCTCGGCCGATTCACCGCTGAACAGTTTGGGCTTAGGGGGATCGGCGGCAATGCGCGTCAGATGCGCCACGGAATCCATCAAGGACGATACGTCCTTGAACATTCCTTGCACTTCTTTGCCGAGCTTGATGCCGACTTTGATGGCCTCGTAACTGCCTTTGGCAGCCGCAAGAAGCGTCAACGGGTCCATCTTAGTGGACCTTACCAAGCCACCACTGCAGGGCCTGGCTTAGGATTGCACCAACAACCGCAGCTAAACCCAGCAAGGTTTTGTAGCCGCCTTTTAGTTCAGCGAAATGCTGACGAAACCCAGCAATTTCGGTCTTGATGGCTTTGAGATCGTCGCGCATTTCGTCCATCGAGAACTTAAGCGCGGCCATCTCCGCTTCCATGCGACCGATGTCGCGCTGAAGTTCATCGGTCATTTCGATGTTCCCTGAAACTTGTCAAACGAACGCAGGGCACCAAGGCCCAACATGCCCAAGGTAAGTTCCATCAAGTTGCCATCCATGACGGGTTTAAGAGACACGGCATGGCCGAAAGCAGCGGCAAACCACGCGACCATCGGAAAGCCGACGTAGTTCCATGCAAAGGCACCAGCGCACACCCAGCCGATTGCTGGACGCCAGCCAGACACCCAGAGACTGCTGTTCTGGGCTTCTGCCGTGTTGATGGCCGACTGTTGCGCGGCCTGTTCGGCAGCGAACTTGATCAGGTTAGCTTGCATCTCGGCCTCTGCCTTGGCCCGCGCATTCGGGTCAGGGATGAGATCGAGGACTTTGCCGATGATTGGCGTGAGAGCTTCGACGAGGGGAAACATTATTGTCCTCCGAGAAGGCCGGGAATTGCACCGAGAGGCAGGCGCTGACCTTCAGGCAACAGCTGGTTGCGGAAGTAAGCCTGCGCGAGACGAGAGTTCACCAACGCACCGCCCACTGCTGGGGCAGCGGCCGTGGCCGCCGCGCCGTAAGGACCGGCAAACTGATACCCACCAACAATTGATGCGCCATACGCAGGCAACGCTGCACGCTGCGCAGTGGTCGAATCCGGCAACGGACGAATAAACGCATCACCCGCACGGGCAATGTCGTTCATGTCGCCTACGCCACGCGTGTACTGACGCTTACCAACAGCGGCTTTGGTCGCAGCTGCGAGCGAACTTGCGTTGATTTCGCCTTTTGCGCCCGCCTCGCCAGAACGCGCAACAGCGTCTTCAATGGTCAGCTGATTGGCATACTGCTGTCTGGCTTGACGCAGAGCCTGTACATCATCAGTTGCACCAGCGCGCGTCATTGAACGCTCTGCGGCATCGTCAAGCGCGGACTGAATGCCGATCAAAGCCTGTTGAAACTCTTTGTCACCGCTTGGGCCGTTTTCAGCGCGGATGCGGCGACCAAGTTGGCTGCGGACCGTTTGGTATTGTTCACCGCTCAGTCGCGCAGTCTGACCAAGGTCAGTCAGATACGAGCCCACGATCTGCTTCTGATCCGGCGTCAGGTTGCGGCCATAGTTTGCCGCCGTTGAGTAGATGTCCCGCGAGTACTGCGGATCAAAATGCACGGTGTGACTGCCCGTGATGTTGCCGATTTCGCCGCCAATACGTGTGTTGGCGTCCGCCAGTACATCCGGCGTCGCCGCTTCAGCATTGATGCCCGCGCGACGCAACACAGCCTGCGTGAAAGCAGGGCGCTGATTTGCTGTCGGGTTGGGCGAAATGAAATCCCCAGCCGGCAATTTTGAAGCCTGATTTTCAATGAACTGCAAATTGCGGCTGCCGACTTCTTGTCCGGCTGACAGCGGCACACCAGCATCTTGCAACACGCCGGCAAGGCGCTGCTGTTCCGGTGTGAGCTGGCTGGGGAACGGTGTCACGACGCGACGACCAGCAGCAGCTGCAAAATACGGCAGCATTCCACCCGTCAAACCAGCGACCATTTGCTGACCGGGAGTGCCGCCCTTGCCTTCAACTGCTTTTGATGCCGCCTCACCAGTGACACCAGAAGCCGCATCGAGAATGGGCGTTGCGGCCAAACGCGATCCAGCTTCCGCCATTGCAGAACCAGCGGGCGCGGCGCGGGTGAGCAAGCGACCCCATCCGCCCGGTCCAAGGGCGCTGAGACCAACAGAACCGAGATCAACAGCAAGTGCCTGACCAGGTGTTTGCGGTTGCGGTGCGCCGGCAGCGTTTGCAAGATATTCGCCGCCTTCGTTCACGGCCTTCAAGGCACTCGGGATGAGCTTCGCTTGCGGGATGTTTGTGCCGAAAACCTGATTGGCTTTGTTGGCCAAATAATTCTGGCCCATGTACATGGCGTTGATCGGGCCAGTGATCGCATCCTGCGCCAACGCCGGAAGGCCAAGCACTGCGCCCGTGCCGCCTTTAATTGCGGCGCGTGCAGCAAGGCCGCCATAGTTCGGCGGCTCTTTGGCTTCAGGCGGTGTGGGTTGCGCGCGGCGCGCAAGTTCGGCGGTAATAGCATCCGCTGTCACACCACGTTCTGGTGAAGGAGCGGCAGCAGGCGCAGCGGCAGGAGCAGCAGGCGCGGCGGCTCCAGACCGGCGTTCAATTTCAGCCTGAATGTCTTCCAGCGACGCCATTTACTGCCCCATCATCTTTTTCAAAACCGGCGCGGGGATCGTTTTCAAATCTTCCGGCGTCAGGTAAGGCATTAAGAACTTTTCTGGGTTGTTTTTCTTGATGAAGCTGTTTTCAAACCCACGCAACGACCCCTTGTTTGCTGGGTCGGCCAACCAAGCATCGGCGGAGTTTGCCTTCTCAACCGCGTAGTCGTTCTGCGCGCGAAGACCCGCCACGATGCGCTTGATTGCATCAGGCGTCATTTCTGCATTCGGGTTTGCATTGACCATCATCTGCACGACGCTTGCGGCTTCGCGAGCGCCAAGCGTACGAGCGCGTTCCGTGGCGTACTGCGTGGCAAGCTTCGAGAACTCTTGGAAGCTCGAAACCTTATCGGCGCTCATGCCTTCAGGAATAAAGCTGCCAGGCAGATAGCTATTCAACCATGCAGCGGCGTCGTAGAAACGGTTAGCACCTTTACCTGGCTCAAAGCCCGCAGCGGCAGCTTCGAGCTGGGACAAGCGGCCGTTGAGATCGGCGGCATCGCGACGGCTACCCTGCAAATTGTTGTAAAGATCGCCAAAACCTTTCAGCTGTTCAGTCTGTTCGGGATTATATTCCGGCTTGCCAACAGTCATCCCCTGCTTTTGCAAGTCTGCCAATGTCTGAGGCACTTGGCTTTTTTGAACTGAGATTTCGCGCGTTACGCCATCCGGTCCCATGACCGGCAACTTCACGACATCTGTGGCGAGGCCGCGCTCTTGACGCTGCTTTTCCGCTTCGATTTGCTGATTGCGAGCGGCCGTGTCGAACGATTCTTTAAGCAACGTCTGCGCGCCAACCTGCGGACCAAGCGTGCCCAACATGAGACGCGACTGCGGATCCATGCGCGAAATAATATTGGGAATCATCGGAGAGTTGAGCGTCGGGCCTGCTATCGGGCCGGCTGTCGGTCCAGCGCCACCACCAGCAGCGGGCGGCATCGCAACCGTCACACCCGGAATCGGGTTTACACCACCTGCAACAGCGGGTGGCATAGCAACGCCGTTCGTGGGAGCGGCAACAGCGGAAATATTTGACGCCGCATTTGCTGTGGGAGCAGTTGCGGCCGTAGGCGCGCCGTTACCACCCATCAAGGAACGCCATGCTTTCAGCTGGTTCATCTCTTCGCGCAGTTTCAGCATTTGCGCGTTACGCAGCTGCGCCTGCTGCATTACGTCCATCTGCTTGGCCATTTCACCTGGCACGTTGCCGATCTGCGCAAGGTACTTTGCACGGTCAGCCGGCATCTGCCGTTGGCCAGCAGCCATCAACAGCCCACCGAGATTGGTGAGCG